TGGTAAGAGACCATCAGATTGTTCAGACGGGTCATCCACTTGTAAGCATCCATACCAGACCAGAGGTCACAGACCAGATCCATGGTGCGGATGTAGAACTCAGGTGAGTCCCACATGTTCTTTGCGATGCGTTTCTTGAACAAGAACACAACGGTAAGGAAGCAGAAGCGAGCGAAGTACTTAGACATGGTAAATCTCCTAGATCAGTTCAGAGGTGCCAGCGAGTTCAGTGCCCATTTCAGAGCACAGAGAAGCCCAGACAACTAGGCCTTGGTATTTCTGGAGATGCCTACGGGCATAACCAATATCCAGAATCTCTACTTCGTATTCATGACCTGGGTTATCCATGAGTTCATAGGTCAGCATCAGCATGAGAAGTCTCCTGAGAAGTGTGAGAAGTCATAGAGACTTCTATCCAGTACCAGTGCGCAAGCACTAGCTTGGAAATAGTTAGGGTATCGGGTGTATATCGGAATGAGGATAGAGGTAGGTAGGATGTAGATGAGGCTGGTTATTTAGTGAATCCAGACTAACCTGAGCTTCACTCTCCCTATCCTTCAAACTATCTGTCTCGATGTGTTGTGTTGTGTCAAAGAGGTAAGGCTCACCCTGAGGTGAGCCCTGGTATTACTTGGTGGAGCGTGCTGCAGTGGTACGTGCTACAGGCTTGGGCAGTTCTGCAATCTCGGTGAGGCCAAGCTCACGGAGCTGAGTCTCCAGAGACTTGAGGTCGCCTGCGGCTTGTAGTTCCTCCAGCAACAGCTGAGAGGAGCGGACATGAGCGATCATGACCAGACGGTTGCCGGACTCGGCAGAGATGCGCAGCATGTTGAAGATGGAGCTGATGGTAGCGAAGATCATACGGAACATGAGGTGGTACTCCTGATCAGGGTAGTAGTTGAGGTCAGATGACCAGCACTAGCGCGCAAGCGCAGTGAGAAAGAGATGCGGAGCAATAGGGGGGGGTGGTTTAGTAATTGGAGCCCGCACAGTAAGTACTGTACTCGTACCCATTTTGAAAAAATTCTGAAAACCCGACCCCTCTTTTCTGGGCGACTGTCCAGACCTTCCCCTGAAGGCTGCTGCCGATTTGATTCCCCTGGTTCAGAAACCTATATTCAGCCGATACCCTAACTCAGGAGAGGTTGGCTGCATGTCAGTCCTGACTATCGAACAGTTTCAGGAAGCACTTCCTGAGAAAATGAAGAAGTCGGTGAACAAAGAGATCATCGACCAGATCAACAAGACCCTCAGTGATCCCGAACTGTATGAGCAGTACCGGGATAACCTGCTGAGCTACACCCGAGTGATGCAGGATGGGAAGTTCAAGATCACTCAATACCTTGATGCTGTGAAGTATGTGGGCTTCAAGCTGATGGGGATGACCAATCAGGAAGCCTACAGTCGAGCGTTCCCGGAGAAGATGGCCCGGTTCATGTTGCAGAACGTGGCAGCCAAGGACATCGCGTCCTATGTCACGGCCTACAACAAGTCGAAGCTGGTGACCCTGCTCTACGAGCAGACCATGATCCCGACTTCAATCCTGAACCAGGATCTGTTCCAGAAGGCGCTCAACGTGCAGGCCGAGCTGATGATGACGGCCAACAGCGAGAAGGTGCGGTGCGACGCGGCCAACAGCTTGATCAGTGCACTCAAGCCACCGGAGACCAAGAAGGTCGAGCTGAACGTGGGCATGAAAGAGGATCAGTCGATCAGCTCGCTGCGTGAGGCGACCCTGGAGCTGGTGGCCCAGCAGAAGCAGATGCTGCAGGCGGGGTTGATGGATGCCCAGCAAGTAGCCCACTCCAAAGTGATCGAAGGGGAGCGCATTGCATGATCAAGGTTCTATTGGCCTCCCTGGTTCTGGGCGCAGCCCTATATCCGGTGCTGCGTGACAGCCACCCACCGATCTTTCGTTGGGGCTACACCGTGATGGCGACCTCCGGTCGCGGCCAGGGCAAACCAGGGCGGGCGTACTGATGAGTCAAGTTGTCGAGGACGCGCTGCCCTGGAAGGTGGAGGACTACCTGCGGGCGATCAACTACCGGATTGACCCGAGCTATGTGCCGTCGGACTTCGCCTTGGAGTTCGTCACCTTCATCAAGCTGGTGAACGGGGCCGAGGGTGAGGAGAACAAGACCCCCCTCGTGCACTACCACATGCTGGACACCATCACCAAGGGTGGTGCCCGGGTGATCAACCTGTGCCACCGAGGTATCGCCAAGACCACGGTGATGGGTGAATACCTGTTCCTGTACATCGCCACCTACGGGGAGATCCCTGGGTTCGGTGTGATTGACCTGGCCCTGTACGTGTCGGACTCCATCGAGAACGGCGTGAAGAACATGCGCAAGAACCTGGAGCATCGCTGGGACAAGAGCGATTTCCTCCGGCAGTTCGTGCCCACGATCCGTTTCACGGACATCCGCTGGGAGTTCGTGAACATCGACGGCAAGGTGTTCATCGTCAAGGGCTACGGTGCCAAGACCGGGGTGCGGGGTGCCAAGGAGATGGGTAAACGACCTCAGCTCGCGGTGCTCGATGACTTGATCAGCGACGAAGACGCCCGCTCGGCCACGGTGATCGCGGCAGTAGAGGACACGGTGTACAAGGCGGTGAACTATGCCCTGCACCCGACCAAGAACATGATCATCTGGTCGGGCACACCGTTCAACGCGAAAGACCCGCTGTATAAGGCGGTCGAGTCCGGGGCCTGGGCGGTCAACGTGTTCCCGGTGTGCGAGGAGTTCCCCTGCAGTCGAGAGGAGTTCCGGGGCAGCTGGCCCGACCGCTTCACCTACGACTACGTGAAGAAGCAGTACGACGACGCGGTGAAGCTGGGCAAGATCGACACCTTCAACCAGGAGCTGATGCTGCGGATCATGTCGGACGAAGACCGGCTGATCCAGGATCATGACATCGCCTGGTACAAGATCGACGCGGTGATCCGCAACAAAAGCCGCTTCAACTTCTACATCACCACCGACTTCGCCACCAGCGAGAAGCAGAAGTCCGACTACTCGGTGATCAGCGTGTGGGCCTACAACAACGTGGGCGACTGGCTGTGGGTGGACGGGGTGTGCAAGCGGCAGACCATGGACAAGAACGTCAACGAGCTGTTCCGCCTGGCCCAGATGTACCGGCCACAGCAGGTGGGTATCGAGGTGACCGGGCAGCAGGCCGGCTTCATCCAGTGGATTCAGGGCGAGATGTTGAACCGCAACGTCTACTTCCCGCTGGCCAGCGAGGGCAACGACTCGAAGCCGGGGATCAGGCCGAATACCAATAAGCTGGTCCGATTCAATACCATGGTGCCCATGTTCAAGGCGCGCAAGGTGTTCTTCCCCATCGAGAAGAAGACCAGCGAGCCCTTGGCAGAGGCGCTCAATGAACTGGAACTGGCCACGCCTGGCGGCTTCAAGAGCAAACATGACGACTTCATCGACACCATCTCGATGCTGGCGTCCCTGACCCCCTGGAAGCCCAGTGAAGAAGCGCCCCTACACGGGAGTGACTCCGGTATCTGGGAGATGGATGTGGAAGAAGACACCCATGACCGCCTGTCGTCCTACATAGTGTGAGGTATTGATGAACCTGAAGATGATCTTCGACCTGTTGTCCCACAGTGAACTGTCGCAAGTCAGCATTGGTGGGACCAATGGGATTGATGAAAGCAACTGGGAGCGTGTTCTCTCGGCGGTGAACTTGGGCTTGACTGAACTGCACAAGCGTTTCCTCCTGCGTGAGGAAGAAGTTGTGTTGCAGATGCAGCCGAACCAGATTCGCTACCTGCTCGATGTGAAGTATGCACAGTCCAACCGGGAATCCTTCGGAGTGACCAAGTATCTGCTGGACTCGGCCGGCGATCCGTTCCTGGGCCGCGTGCTCAAGGTGGAGCGCGTCTACGATACCGAGGGCTGTGAGCTGATGCTCAACCGTGGTGGTGACTCACTGGATCTGTTGCACCGCAGTATCCGTACTCCGGTGTTCAATGTGTTGGTGCTGCCCCCTGAGCTGCCACTGCAGCAGCTTCGTGTGGTGTACCGGGGCAATCATCCGCTGCTGGTCAAAGAACAAGGCTACTTCCAGCTGGAAGAAGTCGAGGTTCACTTGCCTGATACGCACCTGGATGCACTGCTGTGTTACGTCGCCCACCGTTTGTTCAACCCAACTGGGTTGAGTGGGAACACTGGGTTCCATGAAGGTAACAACTACTTCCAGAAGTTCGAGGCAGCGTGTGCTCTGCTGGAGAATGGGGAGTATCGTAACGTGGAGAAAGAAGAGAACTACCGCCTGTACCGCAACGGTTGGGTGTAAAGAAAAGCCCCCGGCGCTTCTCAGCGTATGGGGGCTGTGTCAGGTATCCGTAGCCTGACCCGGAGATAGGGATCACCTCGCTTCAAGTGGAGCTGATCCCTTATCTCATGCCTGGTTCGTGCTGCCAAATCCGCCTTCGCCACGCTGAGTGGCATCCAGATAACGAACCAACTGCAGCTCAGGGGTATGGACCGGCACGATTACGAACTGCAGCAGACGCTCACCTTTTGACCACTGGATCGCCTCACCGTTGCGTACGCGCAAGCAGGCCATCCATTCACCCCGGTAGTCGGCGTCGATCACACCAACGGTGTTGTTCAGGGATAGGCCCAGCTTGGCACCGGCCCCAGAGCGGGGCAGCAGCAGAGCAACGTGGCCGACAGGCACTTCAGCAGCAAAGCCCAGGGGAACCATGAGTCCTTTCTCCTGGTTCGCTTTTACACAGCCGTCCTCAGGCATGTAGATGTCGTAGCCACCCGCATGATCGGTCCCACGAGTAGGACATTTGAAGTTTGTGCGAAGGGGTTGAATGTTCAATTAGAGAAACTCCGTAAGGTTTGTTTAAGATGGCCCCTATTCAACAGGGCCGAGGCCAACAAGTATGTCTGAAGAAACCTCCATGGGGGAGATCCAGCCGAAGAAACTGACTGACTGGCAGAAAGAGCCGAGTGTCAGTGACCTCAAACAAGACCTGGAGGACTCCCGACAGCATCACACTGCGCAGGTCATGAAGATCGAGGAGTGGCTCGACAATCTGCACGTCGAGGGGAAAGCCAAGGTCAATGCCGGCAAAGGCAATTCCTCGGTGGTCCCCAAGCTCATCCGTAAGCAAGCGGAATGGCGCTACCCCGCATTGAGCGAGCCATTCCTCAGCACCAGCAACGTCTTCAACGTCAAACCAGTCACCTGGGAAGACAAGAAGGCGGCGTTGCAGAACGGCCTGGTTCTGAACAACCAGTTCAACACCCAGCTCAACAAAGTCGAGTTCATTGACGAGTTCGTACGAACTGCTGTCGATGAAGGCACGGCCATTGTTCGTGTAGGCTGGGAGTACCAGGAAGAACCGTATGAAGTCGAAGTACCGGACGTGTCCTTCTTCTTCAACAACGAGAAAGGCCCGATGCACCAGCACCTGGCCCAGTACAAAGCAAGCGATCCAGAAGGGTTCGCTGCTGAAGTCTCCCCGGAGATCCAACAGGCGCATGCCTTGTTCGAGCAACATGGTCGTCCGGTGGAAGTGCAGTACAACGGTCTCAAGAAGGAGACCCGTACCCGAGTCCTAGTGAACCGGCCTACGGTGGAGGTCTGTGACTTCCGGAATGTGGTTATCGACCCGACGTGCAAGGGCGATATTGATAAGGCCGGCTTCGTGATCTACAGCTTCGAGTCCTCTCTCTCGGAGCTGAAGCGTGACGGTAAGTACCACAACCTGGAGCACATCAACCTTGAAACGAACTCGATCCTTGGTGAACCAGACCACGCCACTGACACCGGCAACAAAACCTTCAATTTCGCTGACAAAGAGCGGAAGAAGTTTGTCGTATACGAGTATTGGGGATCTCGTGATATTGATGGTAGTGGTGTCGTACAGCCTATTGTCGCTGCCTGGGTAGGCGACGTACTCATCCGCCTGGAACGCAACCCGTTCCCTGACCAGAAGATCCCCTTCGTCACAGTGCCCTACCTGCCGGTGCGCAAGTCCACCCATGGTGAGCCCGACGGTGCTCTGCTGGAAGACAACCAGAAGATCATCGGTGCTGTGACCCGGGGCATGATCGACATCATGGGCAAGTCGGCCAACGGCCAGACCGGCATGCGTAAGGACATGCTCGATACCACCAACCGCCGCAAGTTCGAGAAGGGCCAGGACTACGAGTTCAACGCGAACGTCGATCCGCGTCAGGGCATCTTCATGCACACCTACCCGGAGATCCCGGTGTCGGCCCAGTTCATGCTGCAGATGCAGAACATGGAAGCGGAGTCGCTGACGGGTGTACGGGCATTCAGCCAAGGCGTCAACGCTACCTCCCTGGGTGATGTGGCTACCGGTATCCGGGGTGCCCTGGACGCTGCGTCCAAGCGTGAGCTGGCCATCCTTCGCCGGCTGTCAGCCGGTATCGTGAAGATCGGTCGCAAGATCATCTCCATGAACCAAGCCTGGCTCTCGGAAGAAGAAGTGATCCGTGTCACCGAGGAGCAATTTGTCCCGGTACGACGGGATGACCTGGCCGGCAACTTCGACCTAGAGCTGTCCATCTCGACTGCCGAGGAGGACAACAACAAGGCCCAGGAATTGGCGTTCATGCTGCAGACCATGGGCAACAACATGGACCCGTCCATGAGCCGCATGATCCTGGCTGACATCGCCCGCCTGCGGAAGATGCCGGAGCTGGCCAAGCGCATCGAGGAGTACCAGCCGCAACCTGATCCGATGGAGCAGAAGCAAGCTGAACTGCAGATGGCCATCATGGAAGCTGAGCTGGCCGAGAAGCAGAGTGTTATCGCACTGAACCAGGCGAAGATCGACACTGAGCGGGCTAAGGCGAAGAACCTCCTGAGTGACGCTGATCTGAAGGATCTGGATTACGTCGAGCAAGAGTCCGGTGTGAAACAGGAACGTGATCTGCAGAAGCAAGGGGCACAAGCCCAAGCTCAAGCAAGGATGAAGCTCCTAGAGCACGAACTGGACAAGCGCAAACCTCAAAAGTCACCTAAGTGATTGAAAGAATGTGCAGTACGGTAAGTTTTATATTACCGTACTGCTCGTTTGTACCCACCTATCATCTTCCTTAGCACTGGTAGAACCCATGACCACTGAAATTGAACGACTCGAACATTCCACCCAGCGTGCCAAGCAACACTTGGAACTGGGTAATGCGCTGGAGCGTTTGCTGAACAACCGCGACTTCAAGGCTGTTATCCAGCAAGGCTACTTCGAACAAGAGGCCATTCGCCTGGTACACCTGAAGTCTGACCCTGCGGTGGACAGTCCTGCGAAACAGGCCAACATCATCCGCGACATCGACGCCATCGGCGCGCTGTCTGCGTACCTGAAGGAGATCCAACGTCAGGCCGATCTGGCCAAGCGTGAGATCGAGGACAACGAAGTGATGCTGGAAGAACTGCGTAGCGAGGGCCTGTGATCATGAGCGAGAAAGACGACGACCTGCAGGTACAGGAAGAAGAACTGGAGTCCAGTGACATCTTGGACATGTCTGATGAAGACCTCCTGAAGCTGGACCCTGCAACCCTGATGTCGGCCCCCACCGAGG